CAGAGAATTCTCAAACAAGGCTTGGCATTACGAAAGGGAAAAGGAAAACGCCGCGATGCCGAAGGTTGGGCCGACATGGGATTGGGAAAACAAAGTATGCGGGGAATACAGATACAATGAAATTTAGAACTGAACTAGGCGAAACTATTTTTAAGCAAAAGTACGCAAGCAACCCTTATGAAACTTGGGAGGACAAAGCACACACCGTAGTCAACAATGTATGCGGGACATACGATGGTAAGAAGAATAACTTGATGTCCAAGTCTGACCAAGATCAATTGGTTCAGTACATATCTGACTTTAAGTTTATGCCCGGTGGCCGATACCTGTGGTACGCAGGAAGAGAGGCGCGGTTCTATAATAACTGTTACTTGTTGAGGTTGGAAGAGGATACAAGAGAGGAGTGGGCCAGTGTGACACAGAGAGCCATGTCCTGCCTGATGACAGGCGGAGGCATTGGTGTAGATGTTTCTGTGGCAAGACCGTCTGGAAGGCAACTGCGGCGCACAGGGGGCGTCGCCTCTGGCCCCATTCCCCTTCTGCACACCTTGAACGAGGTCGGCAGGAATGTCATGCAGGGTGGCAGTCGTAGGTCTGCTCTGTATGGCTGTATGAACTGGCAACATGAGGATGCCGCCAATCTGCTTGAGGCTAAGAACTGGCACAACATGAAGGCCGGGGATACTACCCTGTCTGCTCTTAAGCAGGCAGACTTTAACTTCCCTGCCCCATTGGATATGATGAACGTCAGTCTTAACTATGATGATGCGTGGCTAAATACTGAATCGCGGGGATCTGACCCGATCTTCGTTAAGAATGTGCGTCAGGCTATGATGACAGGCGAACCGGGATTCAGTTTTAACTTTGGAGAGAAAGAAAATGAAACGCTTAGAAATGCTTGTACGGAAATTACGAGTGAAGATGACAGTGATGTCTGTAATCTTGGCTCTGTTAATCTTGCAAACATTGATTCTATCGAAGAATTTCGTGAAGTTGTTGGGCTTGCGAGTAAGTTCTTGGTATGTGGACTTATCAGGGCGCAACTACCTTACGAGAAGGTGGAAGAGGTAAGACAGAAGAACAGTCGTATAGGACTTGGACTTATGGGTATGCACGAATGGTTACTCAAACGTGGGCATAAGTACGAGATGGTAGATGAACTTAAACAATGGATGAAAGTATATGAACGAGAAAGCAAACGATCCGCTGACGCTCATTGCGACAGACTTTTTCTCAACCGTCCTAAAGGCTACCGAGCAATCGCTCCGACAGGGACAATTAGTATTCTCGCGGGAACAACCAGTGGCGTGGAGCCAATCTACGCCGTGGCATACCGCAGACGCTACCTTGCAGATGGGGTCAGATGGAAACATCAATTTGTCGTTGACGGTACGGCCCAAGAACTCATCGACTCAGGAATAAAACCAGAGAACATTGAGTCTGCTGTTGACCTAGCCTTTGATCCTGAACGCAGGGTGAAGTTTCAATATGAACTACAGAAGCACGTTGACCATGCTATCAGTTCCACGTTGAACCTTCCTGCTTGGGGAACGGAGTCAAACAATGAGGATACTGTGGTGGACTTTCAAAAGATCATCGCTAACTACGCCCCCGGTTTGAGGGGTCTGACAGTGTATCCTGATGGGGCTAGGGGTGGTCAGCCTATAACGTCAGTGCCTTATGAAGAGGCTCACAGTAAGCGTGGCGTGGTGTATGAGGATAACAGTGAAGAGCAATGTCTGAGTGGCGTATGCGGGATATGAAACCCTCACACTACAAGATGAAGATAGAGCCTATTGAATATATTATTGCCAATAGGCTTGACTTCTGCTCTGGTAATATAGTAAAATACGCTAGTAGATGGGACAAGAAGGGCGAACCAATGTCTGACTTGTGCAAGATCATAGAGTATGCTAACATATTAATAGAGGAAATTAATGCCAAGGATCAAAAGTAAGGCATACCTTGAGTGGGTAGCCACCCTTCCCTGTAGCGAATGTAAGGCTACGGATGGGACTGTGGTGGCGCACCACCTTAAAGGTAGGTACGCGCCCCTGTCTGGTGGTATGGGGTACAAAGCGGATGACTGGTTGACAATGCCCCTTTGCTTTAAGTGTCATACACAGATACACTCAGGCGATGCGGAGTTGATGAACTGGCAACCATATTTTATTTTAAAAACACTTGACAAAGCATTTGATGATGGTATAATAACGATATGAATATACAAGGTGAAGTAGAGGAATACCTCACACAGATAGAACAGACTGCTCCGAAGTACGCAAAGGCCAAGGCTGAAACGTACCAGTTGACGGAGTATAAAAAAACTCAACGCTCCTTGTTGTACAGTAAGGCCATAGGCAAGACTGTAGCAGACAAGGAGAATTGGGTATCTATGCAACCGGAAGTTACCAAAACAATAGAGGGTATCGCGGTAGCCATAGAAAACGAAGAGCGTCTACGTTGGGAACTCAAGGTGGCAGAACTTCATATTGAAGTCTGGCGCACTGAGCAAGCAAATAGGCGATTGGAACACAAAATCTTATAGGAGATATATATGAGCGACTATGTACCAAAGGACGGCGATCTTTCGCTGTTTGAAAATGACAAGGAAGGGAATGAGAATCGCCCTGACTTAACCGGCTACGCTTGGATAGATGGTGAGAAGAAGCGTGTATCAGTATGGGAGAAGAACTCAGGTAAACTGAGATACTCTGGCCGTATTGAAGAGCCGTATAATGGTGCGGGTTCAAGTGCGTCTAACAGCGTATCCTCTGAAGTTCCGTTTTGAAAATTAACTACCACGATGGGGATACTGTCGAGATGTTATTCGACAGTAAACTCCACTCATACAAGGTGGGGGATGAGATAATCCCAAGCGCCACTAAGGTTCTGGACATTATCTCTAAACCCGCTCTTGTACCTTGGGCTTTGAAGGTGGGTGCTAACTGGTTGGAGAAGAACTTCTTCTTTGACGAGGACGCTTCATCCAAGAAAACCAAGGTTTACAAATCGCGTATGGCCCTTGATCCCCTTATCAAAGGGATGAAGTCTGCCTACCGTAGCAAGTCACACGATGCGCTGAACATAGGTAACATCACCCATGAATGGGTAGAGGCCGCGATTAACTGGAAACTTGAGGGTGGTGACATACCCAAGATGCCCAAGCAGGAAGAGGCTGTAAATTCTATAGGCGCTTTCAAAGATTGGGTAGGCCAGAATGTAGTTGAGTGGAAATCATCAGAGGAAAAACTATTTAACAGGAAGTATAGATATGCGGGAACAGTTGATGCTAGGGCTATTATTAATGGAGAGTATTGTGTTATTGATTGGAAAACAAGTAAAGCGGTTTATCCTGAGTACCATCTACAGGTTGCGGCGTATGCGAAAGCAGTGGAAGACATTCATGGAATTCCAGTGGATGCCACCTATATCCTTAGATGCGACAAAGCAACAGGAAGATTTGAAGCAGTCAGATCAACAGCCATCGAAGAAAACTTTCAAGCCTTTCTAGCGGCTCTTACATTGCACAGAAGGATGAAAGAACTGAGATGAGTATACCGGCAATGATCGTGTTCCATTTCGATTCGGCACTGGAACTGATGACTGATGGGATGGAACATGAATTGTTTGACAAGGATGAGATGGAGCAGTTGCTTGAGGGGTGCGCTAAACAATGCGAGTATCAGGCGCATGAGTTTATGTGGAGATCATTCAAACGAATGTTGAGGCAGGATACAGGCGGGAATGTTGTGGGGTTTTCCTCAGAACTGAGAGGCCCAGATGTCCATTGAGTGGGGAAAAGGATCAGCGTTTAACTTAGGCAGGATAAATGATATCAGGGTGGAGAGAAGCAGAAACAATGAGGGTTGGAGTTTTCTTGCAAGTGATAACAAACTAACCTACCTTCATGTAGATAACAGGCACTTTAAAACTAAAGAGGAACTAGACGAATGTATTATGGAGTGGTTAAATGAGCGGAGAAAAAACCTGTAACCAATGCGGCGTTACTGTATCTCTGGAACTAAAAAATATTTGGCCTTCAAACTGGAAAGGTTCTCGTTATGATTGTATTGATTGCGCCAAAGCAAAAGAATCAATAAGAAGGCAAACAAAAGAATGGAAAGATTACCACAGCAGTTACGGTAAAAAACATTACGTTGATAACAAAGATAGGTACGCAGAAACCAATAAGGCTTACAGAGAGTCGCCAGAAGGTAAGGCGGTTAGAAATAATCTTGGTAGGCAAAGAAAGATGAAACAAAAGAAAGCGACAACGAATTGGATAGGGGATGATATGATTGCTAAAGTTTATAGAAAGGCTCAAGAGTTTGGTTTAGCGGTGGATCATATAATACCCCTAGACCATAAACTTGTGTGCGGCCTGCATACATGGAATAATCTTCAACTTCTATCTGCGTCTGAAAATTCTAAAAAATACAACAACTTTGTAACGGATTGGTAAGATGCAAGTTGAATTAACCCCAAAAGAAATGATGCTTGCTTCCATGAATGGACAGATGAGGCAAGTGCAAAATCTAAAGGATGTTTATAGACCCCCTACAATGGGGTGCGGCCACTCTAATGATTGGCAACTCCACATAGAAGGTGCGCTTGCAGAGTGGGCAGTGGCTAAGGCTTTGGGGGTTTACCCAACAGGCTTTGAATTCGGTCAAGAAGATGTCGGAGGTTACGAAGTTAGAAGTTCACCGAACCGCAATACACTTATGTATATGAAAGATACTGATAAAGATGATGCTATTTTTGTAAGGGTTACAGGTATAAATGGAACTTACAATTTAAGAGGGTGGATAACAGGAAGAGAAGGAAAGAAGTTTCCTAAGACAGATAAATACAAAAAAAATAGACCCGCAATATGGGTTCCATACGAGGCGTTAAACACTATGGATAAATTAATTGACAAAAACATTTAAAGAACAAGAAGAGGAATGGGCTTACCAAAGGAGGTTACACTTTGCTAGATACTGTTGGATAAACCAACATAAGAAACTAAATGTGCGGGGTGAGGTGCTTACTTGGGCGCAGATATTTGAGAGAAAGGAGGGGATTTCTCTGTATAATTATGCGCGGGATCGCATGGATGAACGCGAACAACAGCGCCAGACGGAAAAGCATGAAGCCCATAATACACTGGAGGATTTGTTTTAGATTCCCCAGTAAAATCATCAGGGTCTTTGGTGTTTGCTATGACGATTGTATCATCGTCCTGACTAACTAACCACCCAACAGTAAAAAGGGTGGGGCAAGAAATCTCCTGCTCCCACCCTGACGTTGCGATTATGTCTCGCCACTCTATTATAACTAAAGGTTTGTTAGACATAAGTTAAAACAAATAGTGTTGCTACAAATATTATATAGGCTACGATTACAATCATAGATCGTATACAATCTTTGGTGAAGTCGCTCACCTTATGAACTGGTTAGGATGCTTGTCCCTCCCCTTCATTTTTACAGGGCCGGGTAAAAACCATCCAAGCACCATTGGAATTATTACCACAAGGATAAGTAACCAACCTCCCATCTCAGCCATAGAACCGAGCAATGTCCAGAAGTTATCAGGAGCGCAGGAGCCTTCAGCCATAGTAGTACGGGACGAACCCACTCCTGTCGCCACATCTGCCACAAAGGCACTGGTCATGGCTCCCGCTATCGGCGCAACTGCACCCCCACTGAACACAGTCCCCGCAACGGCACCCGTCCCTGCCGCTGTCGCTACTATCCCTGCTTTCTTTACTGTCCCGCATCCTACGAGGAAACAACATCCGGCGAAGGTGATCCCCAAATTACGGAGAGAACTACGAATACCACCAAAGCGGCGACGATTCCTATCTTTACTTTTCCATCTAGGCTTTTGAATTTTTCCCACATACACACCTCCTATTGTTGATAACATTTTTAACATGACTAAGTATTCTGCTGGTTGTCTTCGTAAATATCATGGGAACAAGAGCATGAACAAAAGCGGTACAGCAACCACCCAACATACAAACACTAATATACATTGCTTTTCGTAAGTGTCGCAGATACGTTTCATTATTCTCCTCTAAGTGTTTCATTCAATAATCCTTGCAATAACCTTCTTGCCTTCCCAATCTATTCTGGTTTCTACTGTTCGCCTTTCGCACACATATCTACCGCCTTCGCTATCGTGCCATCCCTGCCTCTTTAGAGTACGCTTCATAGCAAGGCATCCCGGTAGCCCCATCTCCACCCATTCTTTTACAACTGGGTCTTCCCAATAG